CCGACCCCACCGAAATTCGGCGGAACCTGCCACGTCTTCCGACCGGTAGTAGATGCCAACATCTCTACCGCTTACAGTGAAAAGTGAAGTGCGGCCCATCCGGTACTTTGTCGACTCGAACCGGACATCGCCACTTTTGTCGAAGTACACTGCTCCGCCGATTTCCTGCTTAGCCGCCAAAAGCACCGCATCCCACGCCGCCGCATCCCAGCTTGGCCAGAACCACGGCACCGTGTAGGTCGCCACATCTAAATTTCTCCGACCAGCTGGCCACCCTGCCTCATCAAGAATGGCGTCGATAATCTCATCCACCCGCTTGTTCACCTGTAGGGGCAGACGGATTTTCGGCTTTCGAAGCTCCTGTGCCGGGTCTACACAGTCAAAACGAGCAGTCGGGCCGTCGATGAAGAACTCGCTAATATGCCCACGAAATACGGGGTAAGTCGTCCCGTTTCGCACCAAAGAAAACACGATTTCCTTGCCGTACGGAAGGAGGTTGTACAGCGGCCCGCTTACATTGTACGGGCTAAAGAACCCGTCTGTGTTCGAGAACACAATCGACATGCGCGAGGAGCTAACCAAGTCAGATGCTTTGTTGCGCCCCGACCCGGTCACCTCCCACGCCACTACCCGGGACGAAATGTCTTCGTTAGCGTCCGTGAAGTCGTCATCTTCGTTCCAGTCAACCAAGCAGGAGACGGTTACGGGGTAAGTAAGACTCACAGCCCAAACCCATCCAATCCCCTGTCTTGTAGGTACTGTTGAAACTCTCGGGCCAATGTAGGCAAAATCCGGCGAACACCGTCCGCGTCCATCGCGTAAATGGTCGGAGCGAATATCACTGCTTCACCACGCCGACTGGCGTTTTCCGCTGCGGTCAAAACAGCTTCACCCTTATGAAGCAACGCCATCCCAGTCTCGGGTACGTAATCAGTTCCCTGAGCGTATCCTTTCGGGATCAGACCGATGGTGTTAGGATTAGGGGCTGAATGCTTGAACTTCAAACTCGGGGTAGGCGAGTAATTCCCGCTATCGTCGTAGTATACCGGGTCATAGGGTGTCCTCCAGTTATACAGTAGGGTTCCGTCCGGCAACATAGGAACTTTGTAACCAGCGCCGTCCGAAACATTGGGGATCTGCTTCCCGAAATAGTCGGTGTACCCCAAAATCGGTGTCAATCCGCTTGGCCCCATGATGTACTTGGTGGGGTCATAGGACGTACTCCCGTCCGGATTAGGTGTACCGCTCCCCGGGTTATCCGTCCCACCGGTTCCGGGTTTAATTCCGGGAATTTTAGCCAACGCTTTGGTTACTCCGTCCGCGTAGGTATTCGCGTCGATGACGCCCTGATCATAAAGTTCTTTCAAATGCTTCATCTGCGCGGCTACATCGTTCGGGATTTTACCCAGCTTGCTAACCACAGCGAGAATTCCTGAGTCGACAATGGCGTTGACGTTCTCCACGATGAACGCAGTAGATACGCCGAGCTTATCGGCTAGTGTCTTTACGTCCTCCGCAATGATGAGGGTGTTCGTCTTGATGTCAAATGCTCCGCCCGAGAGTACGCCGTTAATCTTAACAAGAGCATTGGTGACCGCCGCCTCGGACGCGGGCGTTTTATCCGTAATTGCCCTTTGCAGGGAGTTCATCAACTCGGTACCAAGGAACCCAGCTGCTGCAGGAGTGGCCTTGTCTTTCAGCTTCTCCATCAGACCAGCAGTCGTCTCGCCTAGTTTGGCTATAGTTTTTGGCCCGCCCTCGTCGAAAGCGTCCATAAGGGCGTCCATCACCGCCTTGCCCCCAGAACCGATGGCGTCTAGATTCTTTTTATCTTTGGTCGCCTTTTTAACTGCCGACATGAAAGTGTCAGCGGTAAGGGTACCCATGTCGTTAAATGCTTCCAGAGCACTACCCACGTTATCTGTTACTCCGGTGGACAACGCGTCCATAACCGCCCCGGATAACCTCTCGCCTAACGCTTTTGCGTTGGGTAGACCTGCATCTTCGGCTTCCGCCACCATTTTGGCTATCGCAGCCGGAAGCTTAGCAGCGTCTTTCGGGTTGTCAAAGGAGCTAACCACCTGCTCCATCAAAGAAGCCCCGGACTTCCCGTATAGATCAATCCACTTTTGCGAGGTCAGTTCCTCAATTGCCGCCGCGTTGAATTCCTCTGCCGCAGTTCGTCCCGCATCCTTGCTCGAACCACTACCTGAATTGCCAGAATAGGACCCGTTATTACCAGAATAAGACCCGTTATTACCAGATGACCGGCTTGGTTTCGCTGGTGGGTTCTCGTAGAATTTCCAAGTCGGAGCGCCGCCTGACACGTAGTCAGTTCCGCCCGGACCCGTACCCCCGCCTACGTGCGAAGCAGTAAGCGCTGTTCGGGCCATCACCTCCGACACCCGACGCTCCGCGTCCGCGCAAGTCGATTCGATGGTATTTTGTACTTCGGTTGTCCACTGACCGAGTCGCTGTGCTGCGTGAGTTTCGAAGGTACCGAACCCAACATCGAATCCGATACCGAACCCCTCCACTGCGTCTTCTCCGAGAGGCTCCATCACGCCCCAAGGAGAATGCCCCAACGCTGCGTCTTGGATTGCCCCGACGACCTTACCCGGAAGGTCACCAAACCAACCCAACGCGTCGGATGCTTTATCTTCAGCCCCCTTGATCAAACCACCAATGGCATCGTAACCGACACCGTACAGATCCTCCGCCAGCCCCTCAAAATAGCCAAGGATTTCACCCGGAAGACCGGCAACTACGTTACCAATGTCGCGTGCTGCGTCCTCCACCGCCCCGACTACATCACCAAGGGCAGACGTAATTCCATCCCAGTCCTCTATCACCTCCGCGATAGCGAATCCGAGTGGACCAAATGCTAGACCCAACAACTCTAACGGGGAGATTACGGAGAATAGCGCGTCGGCTGCACCCTCCACCGCCCCGGTAATACTGTGCCACAAGTCAGCAGCGTCACTCCCGACGCCCTGGATAAAGTCTCCGACAGCTGTCGTAATGTCGTCCCAGTGGATAACCAGCAGAGCTATCGCCGTGGAAATCAAGCCAATGGCAACCATCATTCCGACGAACGGGTTGACCAAGGCCAAAGCTAAAGACGCGACAGCTAGAGCGCCCACCGCCACCGTAACAGTCCCAATTCCGATAGCTAATGCCTGTGCCACCGTCTCGTGGTCGGCAATCCATTGACCCATTGGAACGAGTACGTCCATGAGTCCGCCCACCGCCGCACCCATTACCTCAAACGGCGTGGCGGTAATCTGATCCAGCCAATCGATAAACGCCGGAAGGTTATTAGCGGACCAGCTGGCAAAGTCCGCCAAAACCGGGAGGAGCTTGTGACCGAGTCCAATCTGAATTCGCTCAATTGCTCCGTTAAGCTCACCCATCGCCTTTTCGTAGTCGGTCATGCGAGCAGCCGCGACTTCCGTCGCGCTAGTATCCCGCATCGTAGCGGACATCTTCTCAAACTCCTCCCGGGTCATCCCCGAGAGAGCGAGCGCTGTTCGCATCGCATCCGTGCCGAAAATTTGTGACGCTGCTTCGATCCGTTGCGCCTCTGATAAGCTTCCAAGAGACTTGTTCAACTGGTCAACGATGTCACCCATTGGAAGCATTGCCCCGGTGGCATCGAAGGCGTTGATACCGAGTTTCCTCATCCAGTCGGCTGCATCCCCCAGAGGAGCACCTAGCCGCTGAATAAACGTCTTAAATGAGGTGCCTGCATCCGAGCCGGAGGAAAACGAAGTAGCTGTAGCAGCAATTGCCGTAGAGAAGTCGCCAAACTCGACACCGGCCCCCGCCGCGACACCACCGCCCATTGCGATGGCTTGGCTCATGTCTTCTACGCCGAATCGGGAGACGTTGGCTGCGCCCGCTATCCGATTAATAGCTTCAGTCGTATCGTCGGTCGACATTTTCCACATGGCCATCGCTGTGGAAACTGTGTCAGCTGCAACCGCCAACGTGGTCCCACCCGCAGCCGCCAACGAAGCCGCAGCATCAGCTGCCCCACCAAGGACATCTGTCAACGATGTACCGTTAGCAACCAAAATCTCCATTGCTTTGGCTGCTTCGGTCGCCGTATACGTGGTTTCGTCGCCAATGCGCATTGCGACATCAGCAATGCCGGTCAGCTGATCTTTCGTCGCCCCGGCAACAGCACCGACGGCTGCAACCGCGTGATCAAAATTCTGTGTTGTGTTGACGACGGACATGAGTCCGCCTTCGAGCATGCGGACGCCCGTATTGACGGCTTGCATGCCAGCGGCAAAGCCCGCCCCACCAAGAGCAGCGTCTCGGAAGGACGCCTTTACCCGGGATAACCCTTGTTCTGCTTCTCGGGTGTCAGCCCCAACTTTTACCTGCAGCTTGCCGACGTCCACAGCTTACCTCTTTCGGTTATTCGCTGCTGCTTCCTTGGCTTCTGCCTCCGCTGCCTCTGCGATTAGTGCCCAACTCTGCCACACTTTGGGTTGTCGAGCCAAATCCCACGGAGCCACCCCAAGATAACGGGAAGCCCGGATGGTCGGATACCAGTCCGGAACTTCTCCGATATCACCGTCTGTTAAGAGCCATCGCCGGAGTTGACCCTTAATTCTTTTGGGGCTTGCGGGGTCATGTCCGCGATGATGGCGTTGAAAATGGCGTTGAGAACCTGTGCGTCAAACTGAACAAGCGTTTCCTTGTTTGGGGGAACGGTCTGTCCATTATTCTCGACGTCCCACGACAGAAGGATATCAGCAAGCTGGATGGCCAGCTTCTCCACACGCCCAATGTCCAGCACGCTGGTTTCCAACCACTTTTTTTCGATAGCAGCATTATAGGGCCGATACGTGACGGTCATCACGCCTAGTTCGACCGGAAGCTGCACATCGATAGTGCGTCGACGTGCAGTCAGGTCGGTAATCGAAATCGGTCGCATGTCGTCTCTCCTAAACACCAGCTTCGCCTTTAGAGCGAGCCGATGGCGTTTACAAGGGTGGCTTGTATGGCGTGACCCCAAGTAGAGTCACTCACCACAGTGAAGCCAATCTCGATGGCGTACACGCCGTCTTGGTCAGACAGTTTTACCATCTCGGCCACCTTGACAGCGGCATCGAACGTAATTGAATACGGCGTGGTAGCCGTAATGTAGTTCGTACCAGAAGTGGCCATGATCCTAATGAACCGGGTCGTACCAACCCGCATGTCCTGCAGGTAACTCATACCTTCGGCGTCGGCCTCAAGCGTGAGACTGATTGTGGCCGTAGGTTTCTGCTCAACCCACGTCTGGAACGACGCATTGGCGGAGTTAACCACCCACAACGGATTGAACCGTCCGCCAATAGAGAGTGAACCTCGCAGAACCCGAGTGGCTTTGGTGCTTCCGAGAGTCGCTCCGGACGGGTCGATGTAGACGTCAACCAAGCTGGCCTGAACCGGGACCGGGTCGACGTCCGGGATTGCAGAACCTGTCTGTGCCGACGCGATGGCGATGGACCCGGAAGCGGTTAGCCCGGTAAAAGTGCCGGTAAGAGTTCTAGCTGCATAGCCGAGTGTCCCGGCAAAAGCAACGTAGTAGACATTGTCGGCAGTAGCAAGGGTACCCGTCTGGCCGGTCTTGAGCCAAACTCGGATGTTCCCGGCCCCGATATTGCTGAGCGCTTCAAGAGCCGTCTGAACTGCTGCAGGGGTCGCATTATAAGCGATGGCTCCGGTTGTCTGCGCCGAATACGTAAGGGTGAAGGTGCCCGCCGTAGGTGGAGTCGCGTTCGCGGTGAGTGTGTAGACCGCATTACCAGACATCGCGCCGAAGGCGTCTTCAATTGCGTACCCGAACATGTCGCCGCTGACGCGAACTTCGGACCGGTCAAACGTAAAGTCAAATCCGGTAAAGATCACATGGGCGATGCGATGTGCCCGGACATCCGAGCCCTTTTCGACTGTATAGGTCTGGACCGTGTCCGCGCCATCGATGTCAATTTCGAAAGCCCACGTCTTCGCAGCCCCACCGCCAGTCGCCGTAACTTTGTTCATCACGGACGACAGGATGTACGCCAAGTCGTTGTAAGCCGCAATCCCATCCGCTGGACCAGAGCTAAACTCCCGGCCCAGCTGAACAATCGAATCAAACTTGGAGCCGGACGGGGCGAACGCGTTGAGGTTGCCATCCGGTTGTAACTCGATGTTTGTCGCTTTCAGCCGTTTGGTGGTAGGCACTGCCGTCCCCGGGGTAGTCTCCGGGCCGATTTGGACCGTCTGGAAGATTGACGCGCGTTCAGGCATGGCTGATTACTCCTGTGTTTATTGTGGGTGAACGTCCACCCGGTACTCACCACCCACGTGGCGGAATGTCTCGCCCGAACTAACCTCTGAATAGGCGAAACTGTTTACGCGATGAGCCGTAACGTAAAACCCGCTGAACACCCCGTCAGCCTTGTGAAGGGCGCTGTCGATCGCAGCTGCGATGTCGACCGGTAACTGCATTCCGGCCCCTTTTGTGATCGCTTTTATTCGGTACACTGCCCGGGTCATAACCCGAGTAGCCCCGGCCCCCAACGTATCAGGAGCCGCCAGCAATTGGAAGATTACCACCGGCCAAGTCGCATCTCCCGGCTGAACATCAGCGAAAATGCGAGTCCCAACATACGCCGTCAAGGGGGTGGTCAACTTACCAATCAAGAACTCCATCGCTGGTTCAATCTCGGTAGTCAAGAAAGACCCCCATCCAAAATCTGCCCCATGACCTTTTCTGCCGTCGTCTTGATCGACTCAACAGCTTCCGAGAAAAATGGACGCCCGGGCATGTGTATGGTGCCGTAATCGACAAAAATCGAGTACGGAGCCCCGGCATGTACCAACGCTTCGTGGTCCCCTATCGGTTCCTCTGGTTGGGTGTTGGCAGCTGCGCCAAATGTCGAGAACCCCGGTCCCTTTGAGTAAATGGCGTTCTGCATGTTGCCCGTGTCGATTGTACCCATACTGGTGCAGTTAAGTTTAGCCCGAGCTTCCCCGTCCCGAACCAGTTTCTCTAACGCTTCGTCGACTAGTTTCTTGACGTCGTCCGACTTCTCGTTAAAATGGTCAAACACGATGGTGGTAGTAGCGTGGAACATCGCTAAGCCCGTTCCTCCGCGTACACCCTGATCGAAGACTGGTAGGAGCGGGATACCACTTCTTTAACACCGAATTCCCGAGTACCCCACACGATACGCCAACCAACCTCCACCGCTGTGTCTACCGGTACGGTTATCACCCAAGGCGACAACGCCCGAATTGAACCTGCCTCGATATTCATTTGCCCCCGGGCCATGCCGCTGGGAGATATTCTGGCCACAGTGGTGGAATCCGTCGACCACGTTTCGGAGCGTCCGCCCAATCCATCGTCTGCCTCAGTCGGCTTCTGGATTGTAACTGTATCCGGCATCGCCAAAACGGCATCAGATTGAATGTCAGTTAGCTCTTTGGTCGTGAGCATCCTAAATCTCGTCGTCCATGGTAGCCGGTGTATACGGGTCGTAGTAAGAAACGATACGCCCAGCCTCCACGGAGTATCCGGGCATGACCCCCTGTGCCGCTGCTTCCGACTCTGCCCGGGCCAATTGAGTTTTTGCCGTAGCCACCATCTGACTACGCCGAAAACTTTGTTGTTCCGACCCGAAGTCATACCGGGTGAGAAGAGAGGTAACTGCCGCGCCCCAAGCTGCCACTTTGGCAGCAGCCCGAAGTTTGGCGATATCTGTTGCTTGATCAACTGTAGTTACGCCGTAGGCCACCAAAGCATTTTCGACAGCTATGGAATAATCCTGCACGCCGGGATTCCAACCGATCAAATCGGCCACTTCCCCCAACTCGGCATGCATGTAAGCTGCGAGAGTGCTTTCAGTGTAAGCTGTCGGGACCGGCATGGCCTACCCCTTTTTCGGTGCTTTGACCTTTGGCACAACCGACGGCAGGAGAGGCACCCCTGAATCAGCGACCGGTATATCGCCACCCGCCACCTCTTGGGGGTCTCCTGCCTTGTCGTCGTCAACGAACGAAGCCGAAGGCAAAACTACGTTGCCATCCGCCCCGGGCGCGTTGTCTTCGGGTTTCTCCGTTGTTTCCTCTTCGACTTCCACATCCAGATCGGCTTCAACTACCAATTCAGTAACTTCCACCGTTTCTTGGCCAACGGGAGAGCTTTCAGAGACATTCTCAACGAATCCGCCAATCGCCACGCCTTCATCAGCGTCGTCCGGATGCTCTGTCTCCAGCCAGTCGGCTACCACTTCAAGCTGGAGCATCGAGTCAATGCCCGGGTCTTTGTGAAGCCGAGTAGCTGACCCCAAACCAAGAGCCGCCCGGATTCTGTCCAAAGCGGCTCCTCTGCGCATCACCAAAGCGTGTTGGTCCATGTCTCTTCCTTTTTTAGAATTTGAGGGCCTTAGCGGGCCGGGGTTGGCTACCCGGCCCGCTGTTTGTTGAATTGGCCCTTCTTTACGGCATCGGCACGTCGTAGCCGGTGGGAACGGCCCACGAGCCGGTACCAACGCGCTGGATGAGAGCGCCAACGCGATTCCAACCACCGAAACCGGCGATGCGCTGGTACTGCCGCTCGTAGTACGGGTGGTCGTTGCGTTCGGCCACCGACACAAAGCCCTGCAGAGACGACTCCGGTTCTTGTCGCATGGCCAGCGGACGCGGACCGCCCGTGCAGACGGCAATCAGGTAGTTGTCGGGGAGCGAACGCCACTCGACGATCCAGACCTTCGAGTCGAGGTACCCGATCACGCGCCCGGGAACCTGTGCGCCAAGGGAGCCGACGAGAACATCCGTACCGGAACCCGGCTGAATGTTTGTGTCGCGGAGTGGGTTGAACGTGGTCAGCGCCTGAACCGCTGCGAGGTTCGCAGATGGCACAAGGGCGATAACTTCGCCACTGTTCTCCGGGTGTTCCGTCAGTTCGGAGTACATCGTTGGGAACGGATTGTTCCCGTCTGCGATGGCTGCTGCCTGATAGAGGTAGTGGTCATCGGTTGCCGCCGTGTCCGCGCCGTTGATGATGTGGTACGTGGTCGTATCACCACTGGCGAGCCCGACGACGGAAAGCGCCCCGTGTTCCGGGTCGGTGTAGGTCCAACCGGCCCGGTTGAACAGCGCCGCGAGGATGTGGTCGCGCATCCACCGCATATCCGCCGTGAGGATAGTGCCGGTGAGTTCGTTCACCTCCCCGACAGTCATCTTCTCCCGCGCGTAGAAGGTGTTCCCGAGTGCAGCCCCGGCCATCTGCAAAGGAAAGGCTACGTCGTATTGCCCCGCCGTAACAATGGGCAGTGCCCGCCCCTGTTCATCCAACGGCTGGAGTCGTGCAGCGGTCGCCGTCCGGAACCGGGTCTTGAAGTTGGTCGTCTTCTCGACGAACAGGCCGGTTAGCGCGTCGATCTGCCGATTGTGTTCCGCAACCGACTGCTCAACCGCCGCTGTAACGACGTTTACGCCCACTTCGGTGACACGGCGTCCGAAGACTTCCGCAAGATTCATGAACCCGTAAGCTACCTGATTTGCCATTTCGTTTCGTCCTCAGAGAGTAGTGGCGGGTGGGGTGGTGCCCCCTACCTCATTAGGCGACGGGGATACCGAGCACGTACACGACGGCGTCGGGCTGGGTCGCGCCTGTGGCGCTTGTGACTCGGAGAGTGCCGCCCGCCGCGATCTCGTGGTAAGCGTCATCAATGGAAGCACACCGCACAACCGCTTGGTCGGACCCGGAAGCTGCCATGGCGTTGGTGATGGCGTTCGCACCGTTCTTCACCTGCAAGGTAGTCGTGGCGACGCCCGCGCCCCGAAGAACAAGCCACGCATCAATAACGCGAGTCTTGTTCGTCAAGACGACGTCCGTATCGCCAAGAGCACCTGCAGCGATGTTGATACGGTGAAGAACCGGGATACCACCAAGAACATTGACATCGGCCACCGTCGCGACAGCTGCCCCGGTGAGCGCCGAGGATTCCAGCTGATGGAATTCGACCATCAGCAACTTGTCGGCTGCTGTGCCGAGCAGCTGCGCCCAGCCGGACATCACCCGCCCACAGGAAACCGAAACAGTGCCTACGACATTAGCCATGGCCCCGTCCGTGTCGGACAGGTAAACCGCCGCGTCGTAATCCATGCCGGACAGGTCGAAGCCATCGAGGATGCCTTCGCGAAGAACGGTCACCGGCTCCCCGGCCTGTGACGTACGAAGGGCGATGCCGAGCGAGCGGGCTTCCGCTGCGCTAGTTGCCTTCGATTTGGTGATTTTGCCGGTCGACGTGTCCAGCCGGACGACGTTGCCGATTGAGATGGCTTCCGCTGCGACTCCAGTAAACTGGATACCGCCGCGCACCACCCGGAGTTTGCCCGCAGTAACGAGAGCGAGATCTGCCATGTTGTGTTGTCCTTAGAAGCTGGACCGATAGCCGCGAGCAGTAACCGCTTGCGCCTCTCGGAGTTGTTCCGCCGTCTGTCCCTTTGGGTCAGGCTTTGGCGTGGGTGGGGGTCCGTCGCCCTTTCCTCCACCGTCGTCCTTCTTGGACGCTAGATAGGGCTTGGCCTTGATGAGTTCTTTCAGCGCTGACTCTACGCTGTCCTCGTCCTTAAGTTCCGTCTTATTCAGCAAAAGGAAAGCCACGTCCGGGTCGACGATGTTGAGTTTCGTCGCTGCGATACTAACTTGGTACCGCAGCTTCGTTTCTTTGATCTCGGCATCCTTCGTCGCCAGCAGGGTCGCCGTTTCCTCATTTTGCTTCTTGAGCCGATCGATTTCGGAGAGTTCCGCCTCTTCCCGCTTCTTCTTTTCTGCTGCCAGCGCCTCGACTTCCGCCTTAGCCGTAGCCAGCTGCTTCTTTAGTTCACGTTCCGACGCTCGTTGCGCGTCGATAGTCGCTCTCGCGCGATCCTTGTCCCACTGTCCCGGATCGTCGTCCGGAGGCGGAGGGTTCGGTGGCGGAGTGTTACCGGGCGGGTTGCTTCCCCCACCTCCCGGCTCGCCGTCGCGTAGGATCTTCCAATCGCGGGTGAACATCGTAAGGGTATCTCTCCATAATTCGTTCTACCGCATAGCGTATCACTGTCTACACAGGAATGTCAACCTAGATTGGGGGTTCCCGATCTCAGGAACAAGTCGACCTGTCTCCTAAGCGGGCGTGGACACGCTCGGGAGGAGGGCCACGTTAGAAAATGTCGCAGCCGCTCCGCGTCCGTCGCGCCGATTGACGTGCCGTTGCCGGGAAGAATGGATAGCAGTTCGGCCAAAGTTTCTACCGTCTTGTAGTCCCCGTTCGCGTCAGCGCAGTAATACTCCCATGTTCTGCCCTTTATCCAGTCGTCAATTTCTATATCAGGTTGCGCCATCTTCAGTCACTCACTTTTTTATTCGGTTGAAAGAAAACCTTCCCGGATGTATCCATTACAACCATTTCATACTCATTCAGGCAGCCAAAGCCGGTGCGGCACGTTCCGATTACACGATCTACCGGAATATAAGCATAGAAGACACCGCCGCCATTTTCCCCGTGCGAGAATCCCTTGGCTACAGAGATAGAAGTAGACCAAGATGACATCGGCTGCCAGTTAACGTCAAAATCGCCAGAGGGAGGGTTATATAGCACCGAATCGGAATTCGGGTTGTTGTACGCTTCCGGAATGATGTCCCTATTGATACCTTGTCCCCGAGCAATAGCAATATGCGTTACTTTAGCTGCTGCAAATTGCTCCTGTGTATGGTTGTACATCTCCCGCAGAAACAACCGAAATGCTGGACCGTTTTCCGTTACATCTTGTTCAAATTCCGAATAGGTCTTGTTGCCCAACTGTCGCACTCGGTTATTAAACCCGTCGTCCGCCAAACCAAACTCATCGATAGCCGCTCGCTGGATAGCGATCATCCGGCTGTGGTGATCAAAGCTGGACACCGCCCAACGCTGCACAAGCATCG